TCGCTGGATTGATATTCGCTTGCATGAAGAACCTGAACCAGAGCCTGAGCCACCTACAACTGAAACACCTTTTGATTTCCAGCCTACAAACTTATCCGAGGCTGTGGCTGCTGCAATGGCTGGGGTGGAACCGCCGGAAGTCTCAGATACCGATGAAACACTTTAACAACTCGCTAATTTAGCGGGTTTTTTTACGCCCATTTTTTATAACTGCCCGCTGATAAAGCGGGTTTTTTTATGCCTAAATTTTGGAGAACTATAAATGAGTTCAGGCGCAAAAATTCGATTATATGCTTGTGAAGAAGCAGTATTAGGGACGACTCCAGCAAACCCAATTTGGTACACAGTTCGCCGTGTAACCGATGGCCTATCAGAAAATGTCTCTACGGAAGAAAGCAGTGAAGTAGTTGACTCACGCTATCGTCAAGGCGGTGTAGTTACTGAAGCGGAAGTTGCTGGTCAGTTAGAGTTTGAATTGTCACTTGGTACCTTTGATTTATTCTTAAGTGCTTTAGCATTTAATAACTGGGCAACGAATAGCTTAACCATTGGCGGTAATGTACGTAAGTCTTTAACGCTGGTTAAAGTTTTCGAAGATGTTGGCCAAGTCTTTATTTATCGTGGAGTACAGGTTAATTCTGGTGAAATTACTATCCAGACCACGGGGAAAATCACTGGTAACTTTGGTCTTGTAGGTAGCTCGTTTACTCGTCAGCAAACTAACCCTGTAGTGAATCCGGTGGCAGCCTCAACTCGTCCGCTGGTGAGTATGCCGAACGTGGAAAACTTGCTTATTAATGGTCAATCAATTCAAGGTAAGGCTTGTCTACAGTCTTTGACTATTTCTATTAACAATAACCTTGAAGCGATCCGTTGTATTGGTTCAGGTAAATACACACCTGAGTTCTACATTGAAAAGATGATGGATATCGAAGCGAATGCTTCATTCATGTTCTCGGCCACAGCTGCTGGTTGGATTGATGCAATCAAAACCCGTGATGTGTTTACACTGACCTTCGACATCAGAGACAGCAAAGGAAGTAAATATTCATTTAACTTCCCACAACTGGAAGTCATGGAAGCCAATCACCCGGATGGCGGTGGTGACGACATCATTACTGTAGACATCAACTTTGCCCAAGTTCGCACAGCGCCAACAATTGTACGTGCTCTTGTGTAATCAACTTATTCAGTAACAAAGCCTATGGAATCCCATGGGCTTTTTTATTTCTAAAAATTAGAGGTTGCTATGGCTTTAAAAGTCGGAATTATTAAAAGCTCGGACGTATCAAAATGGTGCGAATACAAAGGTGCTGATGGCGAAGTACAGGCAGAGTTCAAAGTCCGTGGTATTGCCTATAAACCTTTTCAGGTAGCGATTGAACGGGCAGGAAACCAGATCTCGTCTAAAGGCTATGATGTGATGGTCAAAGATGAAAATGCCAAGCTTTATCACGAATTGTTAATGGATGCATGTGCTGCCCACTTAATTGAAGACTGGAAAGGTGTGGTATTTGCCGAAATCGTGGATGGTAAAACTGTTGAGACCGAAAAACCGTATACACCTGAGAATGCCTCAAAGCTTCTTAATCTTGGTGATATTGGTATTTCAATCTGGCTATTCATTAAAGAACAGGCCCAGAAGATTCAGGAAGAAGCCGACAAGGACAAGGCTTTAATTCTGGGAAAGTCATCGAGCTCTACAAATACCAAAAAACGTATGCGTCGAAAACGCCGCACGAAATCGAACAAATCAAGTTCTTAGGTGGTCGTATTCCTGATCCGCCAGAGTATTCTTATGCGGCTGATTCCATTCTTTCGGCATTTAGCACTATATGCAGATCCAGACGATATGAGCAGGGTATCCCTTTATCTTTAGATCAGCAGGCAATCAATGTCTATGCAGAGCATAATGATTTGCCAGTGGCTGCTCATATTTTTAATGACTGTATTTTTGCTTTGGATAACCTGTTTCTGGATGAGTGCCATAAGAAGTTTAAGGCAAAAAAATAAAATGTTTTAAAGCTTTATTCCTTAAAGCTTAATCAAGTGCGGGATATTTTAAGAAATAAACTATATACCGCACTTTTAGCATAGTATTTCTAAAATCCTTAATAGCAAGTTTGTTAAGTTGTTGAATTTTAATATTTTAAATTTCAAGGCTAGGTGTTTAAGAATGTAATTTCTAGTTGACATAAATGTCATTAAGAAATATTATATTTTCAATAGTAAATTATATCGTACGAAATATTGTTGAATCGCACGATTACTATTAATGTTAATTTTATTTTACTGATTATCTTATTCTATTTTGGAAATTATTATGAAAGCTCCAGCAATGTTGGTAACACCAACTTTTGGTGTTGATTCATCTCAAAAAATTCTTCAAGAAGCTCAGAAAAAAATTACGCCAGCTCGTAAATCACGCCTTGAGCAGCTTGCTCAAATAGCAAAAAACGCATTTAAAAATTAATTATGAGGTTTCAATTTGTCCACAGAGATTAATATTTCTGAGGTCGAGTTACGAAATTTAGATTCAGTAGAAAAGCATCTTTATCAAGATTTTTGTTGTGAGCGTGAAGAGCTCAATACGTTCTTGATTGAAGATGCTTTTGATTATCATAATTATGGTTTAACCCGAACTACTTTGGTATTTCATAACGATGTACTGATTGGCTATTTTAGCTTGTCAGCTGATAAAATTGTGCTCACTCAAACAGAAATTGATGAATTATCTTTAAATGGGGAATTTAAAGTAACTTATTTCCCTGCAGTAAAGATTACAAAACTTGCTATTCAGAAAGCTTTTGCTGGCAAGGGGTATGGTAGGCTTATTTTGGAATTAATTGAAGGCCTAGTGTATGGTCAACATATGGCTATAAGATTTTTGACTTTAGATGCTGTAAATGAGGAAAAAGTTCTTAAGTTTTATGAGCGAAATGGATTTAATGAAAGTCTCCATGAAGCTAGACAGCAAAGACAAAAGCAAAATAGGCAAACGATATTAATGCATAAAGATATCTTTAGTGAATAAACCACCTTCGGGTGGTTTTCCTTTATGTGACATTTAGTAACCAGTTTGTTAAAGTTAAAACAACTTATAACAAATGGTGAAAATTCATGAAAAAATTATTAACTGCATGCTTAATTAGTTTGGGTTTAGTTGGATGTGCAACAACATCTGGAACTGCCCCGAAGGTTTCAACGAGTGGTTTTGATGGGTCAAAAAGAGTTTCAATTGATGGACATGGTGTTGCATGTGATCAAATGGTTTGTCCATTAATTGGTGCTATTTGGTCAAGTAATAGTCCTAATCTTGTTGGTTTAAAGATCTCAGTTATAAATAGTATTGTTGCTATTAATTCTGTTGATTTGAATGTGGATGGGGAAATAATAAAATTAAGAGAAAGTACACTAACTGATTTTTCTAATGACATAGTTCTAGAATCTAGCAAGGTTTTTGTAACCGACTTATCTACTGTTGATAAAATTCTCAACTCAAAAAGAGCTTGGATTCGAGTTAATACTAGCAAGGGACTAATCGAAAATCCGATTATTGATGGTTCTAAGGATAGTAAGGCTTACCACGCATTAAAACGCTTTAAAGATCAAGTAAATACTGTTAAGTAAAGCTTTGAAGTAAGTAAAAGAAATGAAACCCGCGCAGGCGGGTTTTTTTATTGCCTAGAGGAAAAGTAAGATGGCACAAGAATCCCGTTTGGTCATTGTTATTGATTCGCAAAATGCTGAACGTAATGCGCGTAATCTAGGCAATGAGCTCAATAGCATTGAGCGTAAAGGTGAATTTGCATCTAAGTCTATGGACAGCTTGTCTGTAGCCACCAGAGCTTTAGCTGGACACATGGCTGGTTTATTAACAGTAGGTTCAGCCATTTCAAAGATGGATACATATACTGGATTACAAAATCGCCTTAAGTTAGTCACTAACAATCAAGCTGAGTTAAACAAGGCTACGGAAGACACTTTCCGAATTGCTCAAAAAACCTATTCAGCTTGGGATTCTGTGTTACAGGTATATCAACGTTTTAGTGATAATGCTAAAACACTGAATTTAACTATGGATGACACTGCTCGACTAACTGAAACAGTATCAAAAGCAGTTGCGATCAGTGGTGCAAGTGCAGAAGCAGCTGATGCAGCTTTAGTTCAATTCGGGCAGGCTTTGGCAAGCGGTACATTACGTGGTGAAGAACTCAACTCAGTTATGGAACAAACACCAGCTCTAGCAAAGGCTATTGCTAAAGGTATGGGTATTACTGTAGGTGAATTACGTTCAGTAGCTGCTGAAGGAAAAATCACTTCACAGGAAATCGTTAAAGCACTTAAAAATGTCCAAGATGAAGTTGATACTCTTTTTGCTAAAACTGACATTACAATTGGTCAATCATTAACTTTACTTAATAATGAAATTACTAAATTTGTAGGAGAGGCTGGTAAAGGAAGCGGGGCAGCACAGGCTTTATCAGGATCGATTCAGTTATTAGCAAATAATTTGAATTTAATTGCAGACAGTGCATTTGCCATAGGTATTGGCTTAATGACAAAAGCTGTTTTAACAAAAACGGTTGCTGTACAAGCGAGTATTGCTGCATCAACCAAACAAGTGTTTGCCACAATTGCTGAACGTAATGCGAATATTGCAGCAGCAAAAGCTGAAGTGGAATCTGCGCTTGCCGAAGCACAAAGTACGCAGGTGACACTAACGAACATCAAAGCTACTCATGCTCAGATCATGGCAGAAATAGAACTCGAAAAAGTTCGTTTAAAAGCCCAAATCACTGAACAAGGTCGCACGGCTACCATCACACGAATGGCTCAGCTAGGACGATTACAAGCTCAAGTTGCGTTAGAGGTTGCTGCCGCAGAAACAGCTCAATCAGCATCATCTGCAAGATTATCAGCAGCCTTAACAGCGCAATCTGTTGCTACAAGTCGTTTAGCTTTGGCAAAGTCAGCGCTTATGGCGATTTTTAGCCCAATGGGTTTAGCGATTGCAGCAACAGCCGCATCTTTCTATTTACTAAGCAGCAGTTCGGATGAAGTCAAAGAGTCTCTTGCAACACAATCTGACTCGGTTAGTGATTTAACAGATAAGTACATAAAGTTAAATACTGTGCAAGCATTAACAGAGGGTGTGCGGTTACGCAAAGAGATTGAGCAGCAAAATGATGCAATTGATGATGCTAGTGGAGCTATCAAACGTTTTGCTTATATCCAAAAGGAATTATTTAAATTATCTGGCAGTGATTATGAAGATTATCAAAATGCCATTAAGTCTATTGCTACAGGTGCAAGCGATGCAGGTGATCTCTTAAAAAAGATGATTTCATCTGGTCGTTTTAGTCAGACTCAAATTGATAAACTTATTGAGTTCTCTAGTGCAGTAGCAGAATCAAAAAATAAGATTGAGCAGGGTAATACTGCTCTAAAACTCTTAAATGCTACTTCTGGACAACATGTTGAGGTAACGGCCGAATCAATTAAGCAATTAACAATTCAAACAAACTTAACAAAAGTCGCTACTCAAAATTTCACTGACATGAAAACACAAATGCTTGATTCATTACGAGCACAATTGGAATTCATTCGGTTAAATGGTGGTAGTGAAGAACAAGTTAAATCGTTGAATAAGGTAATTCAGGCATATTCTTTAAATCAAATTTCAGCAACTGATGCTGTGAGTAAGTTCAACAGTACCGCCAAAGTTCCGGTTGATAACATTAAGAAATTGCAAGAATATGCCATTAAAACGGATCAGTCTAAAATTGCGTTAAATCAGGCTAATGCTGAGCTGAAGAAACAAAACGACTTGCGTAATGAGTACCTAAAACAACATCAAACTGTACTTGGTGCTCAACAAGGAGAAACAAATGAATTAAATAACCAAGTCGCTGCACAAGAAAAGCTAAATAAATTACGAGACAATGCCAACAAAGATAATCTGAAAAATGATTTTCTTATAAAAAACACTAAGGCATTTGGTGGTGGCGAAAAGGGTCTTGATAAGGCGCGTGCGGCATCAGAGTTTTATACCGACAATAAAATTCCGATGACTAGAAGTTTAACTGGTCAGGAATATGCAATTTTTGAGGCTTGGTATAAGAAGCAGAAGGAAGTCAAGGACTTACAAGAAAGCATTTCTGAGTCTACCAGAAAGCAAACAAAAGAGGTTGAAAAACAAACCAAAGAGTCTGCCAAACAAGCTGTTCTACTTGCGGGGAATAATGAGCGAGTGAGAAATATGCTTCGGGTTTACCAATCCTTCCGTAATGCAGGCTTAGGCGATAAACAAGCTCGTGTAATGACAGCTCAAGTTGGACGAGAGACTGATTTTAGAAATGAGGCAATGTTTGGTAGTCACAAAGATGCCAATAATGGTTATACCAACACAGGATTTTTATCATGGCAAAAAAGTCGCTCAACTAAATTAATGCAGTCTTTACAAGGGCAAGGAGTCTTGGATAAAAACGGTAAAATCCAGCAAACTCAAGATGCATTGGATGCAATGGCTAAACATGCTGTGCAAGAGGCGATGACCGATAAAAGTTATAGTAAATCTAAAGCAGCTCTTCTTAATGACGATTTAGACTATCGAAGTTTAGAGAGAATTGTTGCCAAAAATTTTGTTGGCTGGGACTATGACGGGAAAAAGCTTGGCAAAGCTAAAGCTTCACAGCATTTAGCCAAACAAGACTCTTACTATAATCAGCTTAGTAAAATTTTAGGAGATAACCCCGAAGCAGCCTCAAAAGCAATCGGCGATCTTTCGAAGTTCGAAGATGAAGCATATAAGGCACGTGCTAAAACTCTTGAGGAAGTTAAGCAGCTACAGGCAACATATGATTCAGAAACAGTTGCTAGAAGCAAAAAACGTGAGGAGGAAATCAACAAAGCAACCATTTTAGGTCAATCAAATTTAATCCCAAAAATTAATGAGCGTTATGATGCTGAAGACAAGTTAGCTCAGAAGCAATTTGATTTTGAAGTAAATGGTTATAAGTGGACTGAAGAACAAAAGCTTGATTACACATATGAAACTAATTCTTTGCGATTAGTTGCTGAAGGCAAACTCTCTGAAGATCAAAGAAAGGTTGCTTTAGATGGCCTGAAATTGCAAAAGCAGCAAGAGTTAGGATTACTAAAACTTGCTCAAGAGCAACGTTTGTTTCAAGCTAAATTATTCTTGCTTTCAGAAACTGAGGCAATGCAAGAACGCTACCGATTGGAGCGAGAAGAAATTGCCAAAACGGTAAAAGATGAGGAGGAAAAACGTAAGCGACTGGCATTATCACGTGATCAAGAACGATTAGAAGCACTTGATCGTGCAGCAAAAGCTGGTCAAGCATGGGGTGGTGTTCATGCTGATACGAATGGGACTAGTGAGTTCTTTCGGCAAGATCAGGAACGAACAAGTAGTTTAAGTTCTGCATTGAATCTAGTTGATAGTCAAGTAGGGGTAGTTAACTTAAATGAACAAAATTCACTTGAGACTTTAAATGCTCAATTTGAGCAACAGCTTATTAGTCAGCAGGATTTCGAAAACCAGAAAACTGCAATCATTCAAGCTGCTCAATTACAGCGAGAACTAATTTATGCAGATTACGCAAAGAGTGCTCAGGAAATTGAGGCCAAGTATCAACAAGATCGACTGAATACACAGTTAATGTATGGTCAACAAATGACAGGATCATTAACCTCGATGTTCGGATCTATGTTTGGAGAGCAATCTAAAGCCTACAAAATCATGTTCGCCGCTGATAAAGCTTATGCCATTGCAGCTGCTGGTATTTCTATTCAGCAAAGTATTGCAAAGGCGGCTAGTGTTGGTTTTCCAGCAAATATCCCATTAATTGCAAGTGCTATTGCACAAGGTGCAAGCATCATTGCAAACATTCGGGCAATCAAAGATCAAGGCTTTGCTGACGGTGGTTACACTGGATCTGGTGGAAAATATGAACCTGCAGGTATTGTCCATAAAGGAGAGGTGGTCTGGTCCCAAGAAGACATTAAACGCTGGGGGGGAGTTGGTTTAGTTGAGAAAATGCGTAAGAGTGCAAACCCTGAAGCTTTTCTCAATAACAATGCCTCGGCAGATAGTGTCATGCGCCGTGCAATGATGAGCTCTAATGCCTTTTTAGAAAGCCAAAAGCAATCTGATATCTTTAATCAACCGGCTCAAGATACTCAGATTATCTATAAGGGTAATAGAGACACACCTAAGTTAGCTTCTTCGGCAAATTCTGACTTATTCCATGATGGCAAGGTCTACTTCTCATCCAATGGTTTAGTTCAGGATCGTTCAAATCTTGAGGATGTTCAAGACTTCACGATGGGTAAAGCTGCTCGACCTCAAGCTGAGATTATGCCTTCAATTGAGCCAGCTGCACCGACAATCAATTTCAAAATTGAAGTGATTAATCAGGTGAGTGGGGCGACAGTTGAAGCTGAACAACTGGATGAGCAAACAGTCCGGATCATTGTTACAGATGAACTGGATAAGCAGCTTCCAAGAAAGGTACCGAAGCTTGTTAGTGATCAAATCGCAAATCCAAACTCAACCATTAGTCGGTCTTTGACTGAGAATACGACAGCAAGACGGAATCGTTAATCAATAAAACCACCCTTCGAGGTGGTTTTTTATTACCTGAAGGAAAGTTATGTACAAGTTAAAGCTAAATCCTCAGACCAGCGGCTATGGCGTAACACCGGGTGATGATGTGAAACGTCAGCAGATGGATGGCGGTCGTGGTCGCTATTACATCGATGTAAAACGTAACAGCCACATTGTTGATGTGAACTGGAATTTAAGTAAAACCGATTTCAATAAAATGATGGCTTTCTGGCGGATCTACCAGAATAAGCCAGCCTCATTCTATGCGGATCTGGTGATTGATCAGGGAACACGTCAGCAATACCTGTGTAACTTCATTCCGAACTCGTTCAAGACCAATGAGGTGAATGGCAACCTTTACCGGGTAAATGCACAACTCGAAGTTGTTCAAAACCAGCCTAACCTTGCTGCAGATATAGCATTAATTAAAGATTGGGAGGTCTAATGGATAACGAATATGCCAAATTCTTTTTCAATCGGAAAGTTGATGTCTGTCAACTGGAGTGTATTGAGCTTTCTCATCCTTCTTTTATGAATACATACCGAATAGTCCGTAATGATGATCGTGGGGTGTATGTACAACATAAGGAGGGATCCGGTCAGGTCTATTATGAATTTTTGCCAGCATCTATTCAAAGATCCGGAATGCTGGGTGATCTGGACCAGACATTAACAGTCTCTATATCTGGTTTAGGTGATGTAATGCCGGATGAGTTTGAACGGGTAATCGAAGGCCAATATCCCGATGTAAAGCCAACCGTAAATTACCGGATTTACAGTTCAGACAATCTGAATTCTCCAATGTTTTATTTACTCGGACTACAACTCTCAAGTGTCGCCATGAACCATAAAGCTGTGACATTCAAGGCTGAATCACCACGATTAAATACCACTAAAACTGGGGACATTTTTGCACTGGATCGCTTTAGTGGTTTGAAGGGGGCTATATGAAAAGTCACGATCATTTGCTCGATAGGCAATATGACGATGAACACTACAATTGTGTTCACTTTGTTCATGAAGCTGCAATGGACCTATATGGTATAGATCGGGCGGAAGCGCTTGAACTCTTTATGCAGCCTAAGGGCAAAATTACTTTTTTATCTTCACGGTTAAAACTTTTAAATCCGCTACCCATGCCCAAGGAAGGCTGCATAGTCGCCTTCCATCCGAGACAAAGAAATAAGCCCCCGCATGTGGGGCTTTTTCGTGGGCAAAAGATTCTTCACCTCATGGAAAGCGGAGTCACTTATTTGCCTGAAGAGGTTGTGATGGAAATGGGGTTTAATCGGGTCAGTTATTATGATTAAAGTTATTTATAAAAAAGATGCTTTGTCTGAAGAAAAGACAATTGAACAGGCTCAAACCATTGGGCAATGGCTCACTTCAAAATATGAACATATGCCTGAGCATGTCCGTATCTTTCATACCACAAGCAATATGGATCATGCGGAAATTTCATTTGCGAACGAAGTCACACCGAAGAATGCTTATGAGTTAAAGCAGCTTGATTTCTTACCGGGTACTTTTATCGTAGTTGAGAACCCAAAATGGGTCGCTGCTATTGTTTCGATTGTGATTAGCATTGCGATCGCATTTTTAATGCCGACGCCATCAATAGCACAAACGACTCAAAATACTAACCAGTCTTCTTCAGCAAACAATGAACTTTCTAACCGTGAAAACAAGATCCGGGTGAATGGTCGTATTGCTGATAACTATGGAGCTGGGTGGAATACTCCCGACCTAATCGCAGTACCTTACAAGGTATATGAAAACAACGTTGAAGTTGAGCATGTAGTGGGCTGTATTGGGCGTGGACACTATAAAATCAATGGAGCTTATGACGGTGAAACCAATATTGTCGATATTGCCGGTGCATCGGTAGAAGTCTTTCGACCAGGTGTAGATATTGTTTCAGGTGAGCCATATTTTTCGCTTGGTACCGAAATTACAACTCCACCCTTAACGGTTCAGCATCAAACTTCTGTTAATGGCCAAGTTCTCCGTCCTGCAGATACACAGTCTTTAGAAGGTACGAACTACCTTCATTTTGCATATCCAAACGAGATTCTTCGGGCAACGGCAAACAACACAGATTTAACCACTAAGTTTGTAAGTAATGACCGCGTAGAAATCACCAATGCCTCATTCACGTTTAATGGCCAGACTTATGATTTAAACGGCACTTACAGCGTTCTATCAGTTGCTGATGATCGCATGACGTTATCAAATCCGGCGGCCGTTAATGCAAACTGGTTAAAGCTTAAAGAGTTAAGTACCCAGCAAACAGCAGCTTTGTCACCAAAGATCAGTTCAATAGGTGAAAAGTGGATTGGTCCATTCATTCTAGACAATGTCGAACGAAGTCGGGTGCTGTGTAATTTTGTGGCCACAAATGGACTTTATACCGTCTCTTCTGGAGGGAATCAGGGGGCTGTAAACGTCACGATTGAAGTAGAAGTAACGCCGGTAAATGAATCGGGTGCAGCCATTGGTAATCCAATGCTAAAGCAGATCATTCTAAAGGGTTCGGCAAAGTCACGTCAGACAGTTGGCGCAACGCTGGATATGGTGACTTTTCAGGGGCGCTGTAGTGTCCGTGCACGCCGTTTAACTCCAACACCGGCAGTTACCACTGTTGTTGATGAAGTAAAGTGGCAGGCGCTTTACGGTGCTTATCCTTTACAAAGCACAGTGTATGAGCATGAAACGGTTTTTCGTGCGCGTACTTATGCAACCACTGGAGCTTTATCTGTCAAGTCCCGCAAGATCAATTTTGATCTTCAGCGGATGTTACCGACTTTTAAAAACGGCGCAATGACGACAGAGCTATTTCCAACATCAAGCTTTGCTGATGCACTGGTTTCAATGGCACTGGATGACAAGATTGGCCGTCGTACGATTGATGAGATTGATCTGGAAAACATCTATCGGACTTATAACGATGTAGTTGATTATTTTGGTACGCCACTTGCGGCTGAGTTCTGTACCACTATTGATGATACAAACCTATCTTTTGAAGAGCTGGTTACCAATCTTTGTGATGCCGTATTTTGTACCGCATATCGGCAAAACAATAAGCTCAAGCTTTATTTTGAACGTCCAACTGATAACTCGGTAATGCTGTTTAACTTCAGGAATATCATTCCGGATAGTTACAAGCATGACCTGACCTTTGGCATGATGAATGACTACGACGGACTGATCTATGAATACACGGATCCGACCGACGACACCCGCATAAATATCTATCTACCGGATAAAGGGGCCAAGAACCCCAAAGAGGTGAAATCTGTAGGTGTGCGTAACAAGTGGCAAGCGCATTTCAATGCGTACCGGCTTTGGAACAAGCTTCGCTTCCAGCGCAAATCCATTACCTTTGATGCGGCACCAGAATCAGAATTACTGGTTTTACGTGACCGGATCGCTGTAGCTGATTATCGCAATGGTATCCATCAAAGTGGTGAGGTGGTGCAGCAAGAGGGTTTAATCCTGACTTTAAGCCATGATGTAGATTTTATTGCAGGCAAGAGTTATGTGATTTATTTGCAAATGGGGGATGGTACCGTGGACCTTATTCCTGTTACCGCAGGATCTGCCAAGAACAAAGTAGTTTTAGGGCGTTTACCGAACGGGGCCTTAAAGCTTAGTCCCGATGACTTTGTGAATACTATCTATACGGTGGTTAATGACGATACCAAAGGCTCACTGCCTTATCTGGTTGCAAAAAGAGAACCGGCTGACCAGTTCTCTAATACTATTACTGCAATTAATTACGATGAACGTTATTACCTCAATGACAAGGACTTTATTGATGTACCGGTAGATGATTCACCGATTTACATTCGATATGACCAGCTGGATATTAATCTGGCACGTTTATATCAGATGCAAAGAGGGGATTTGCCAACGACTGGAGAAATCAGTTTTGTAGTTGAAGCAGGTGCACTGGTTTCAAGTTCAAGTTCTTATCGACCGGAAACCAGATTTGTCTATAAATTCGACTATAAGTCTAGTCCTGCAAAACGAGAGTATATCGTTCCAGCTGCATCAGAATTACCTGCTATTGATACTGGTGAGTTCCCACCTGATCTGGTGGTAAATTTGACTATTAAAGGTGCTGTTGTTGGACGTGGTGGTGATGGCGGGTTGCCACATCTAGCTTACGGAGATTGGGAAAAAGATTCAGACTTCAATTTTACCAAAACCCGGCGTGATGGTTTTCAGGGAGCACCCGGTTTATTGAACCGGCACAGCAAACTAAACCTGATTATCGATGGAGGGACGTTAGCTCGAGGCGGTTCAGGTGGTGGAGCAACACCAAGTGGTATTTACACTGGATCATCTTATGGGGTTCAGGGAATTCCCGGTGGTGCTGGAGCACCATTTGGTCGGGTCATGACTGGACAGCCGATTTCAAATGACTCACAAGATTATCGCCTCTATCTGGAGAGTTATTTATTGGTTATGAAAATCACTGATGCTGAAGCTTCGGTACCCGGTAAAGGTTACCGAACCCAAAATGACCGTTATGGGTCTCCATTATCAGGTGATGGTGGAAACTGGGGCGAACGTGGCACCAAGTCCACCAATGATGGAACGTGGAACTGGCAGTACCATGGCACAACTGAAGGCCAGCCGGGGCCGGGGGGACCTGCAATTGTTGGGGTGGCACCTCTAACAACTCAATTGATTAATGGAGGGAAAATCTTACAAACCCTTTAAACCTTATAAGAACTTTGAGCACCCAATTCGGGTGCTTTTTTATTGTCTAAAAATATCTGGAGAAATTAATGGAACCAGTTTCCACTAGCGGTTTTACAGCACTTTTAAAATTATATGGGATTGCAATCATGGTGACTTTAGCAGTCGGTTTGGTTGCAGCAGTTGTATTAATGACACGTATGCCGCGCTCACCTCAAGAGTGGGCTGTAGGCTTGATCTGTACTGTTGTATCAAGTCTTGCTGGCGGTTCATTCATTATTGTGAAGTGGGGACTTCATGAATGGGTTACTGATGTATGGGGGATGATCGCACTTGGTGGATTCTTCTTTGTTTGTGGATTACCCGGTTGGGCTTTGGTCCGTTGGATTTTTAACTTCATAGATAAACAGGAAGGGAAAACGATTGTTGAAGTGATTAAAGAGTTTAAGAAAGCCAGAAAAGACATTGAAAACAGCTAATGCCGCCTTCGGGCGGTTTTTTACATCTGAAGGAAACCGAAATGAACATTGAACAATATCTTGACGAGTTAATTAAGCGTGAGGGCGGGTACGTAAATAACCCAGCTGATCGGGGCGGTGCAACAAAGTTCGGTATTACTGAAGCGGTCGCACGTGCAAGCGGCTATAAGGGCAATATGAAAGATTTGCCTCTTGAAGTGGCCAAAGCAATTTATCGGAAACAGTACTGGACAGCCCCACGATTTGATCAAGTGAATAATCTTAGCTCTGCTGTAGCTGAAGAACTTTTAGATACTGGTGTGAACTGTGGTATCAACTTTGCAAAACCACTTTTACAGCGTGCTTTGAACTTGCTTAACAACCAAGGTAAAGCTGGGTACGCCGATTTGAAGGTTGATGGTGTTTATGGTTCTAACACTTTAGGAGCTTTAAAAACCTATCTAGCCAAACGTGGGAAAGAAGGTGAGAAGGTTCTAGTGCGAGTGCTCAACATTATGCAAGGACAACGTTACATTGAAATCTGTGAACGAAATCCTACCCAAGAGCAATTCTTTTATGGTTGGATCGCTAATCGGGTTGTTATATGAGAGCCTTTAATTGCAGACGTTCAAAGATAGCTTTCACAATTGCAGTGCTGTGCATTCTATTTTCAGGCTGCACAGCTCATACGATCAATACAAATGTTAGTGTGGGAATTTGTGTGAAGGCTCTGTAATTTACAGTGTCTTCAATTCATTTTTAAGTCGAAGTAACTTGATGTGAATTCTTACTAAGTTCAAACCAGATATGACCATCTGGGCCTTGAATTTTTATTACCGGATTTTTCAATATTATATGTTTTAAATCATCCTTAATATTAAAAATATAAGGTGTTGTGTCATGTGGTTGGCATTCTCCAAATAAAAATCTATATTCATTTTGATAGGAATATTTCATCGATTTACATAAATTTCCCCATTCAAAGGAATTTTCTGAATATTTTACTGAGCCACAATATAAGGGTTGTTCGCTATTTTTCTGTAATATTTCTACAAATTTTTTTAATTGATCAGCGGGGATAAAGGCAAAATTATTTCCAAATTCACTTTTCATCCGAATAAAAGTTTGATTTAACTTTTCTAAAGCTGTTTCATCAGAAGGAAGGCGTAATTCAAACCAACAATGTAACCATGAGTCTCTAGTTTGTGCGTTATGCATTGTAAGATTTTCTATACCTGTAATAGGATGGTCATTGATAGTAAGAATTATTTCTTGGTCATTTCTGCTTAATCGATATGACATATGGCAACTTTCTACAGGATCTCCAATACCTTCTTGATTATCCAGTCTATATTGTTCTGGACTATTGCAATAAAAGCATCCCCCTATAAGCTTATCTAGAAAATCTTCGTTTCTAAAAAATTTAATTAAACCTAAAAATTGATTTTCTTGCACAGTTAATACCCCATATTTTAAATTTTCATTTTTATGTTATAAGTTAATTAACTTAATTTCTATAAGAAATTTTAATTTATTTTGATCCTATAATAACTAATAATAGTTTGTTTAAACCTTTAGATCACTTAACAATTGATTTATTTCATTTTGCTTTAATATTAGAATTAGGTCTTTGTAGCCTAATAAGTTGGTTTCCCATTGATTTAAATCAGTAATTAGAGTATTGCTTTTGAAATCATTTTTGTTTATTGATAAAAATTTAGAATAGTAGAATGTTTGTTTTTCATCAAAAATATTGCACCTATCTCTAATATTTATATAAGCTCTGAGTTTGGATAGAAAACTTAAGAAGATTATATTCATTTCTGACTTTTTATTTACTATATTTTGTATATATATTAAATCATCAGATCTACTTAATGTATTGTAATCCAATTCACACTCATAAGAATGTATTAACATTTCAAGATCAGAAATATAGGTAGCAAGTTCAAGGGTATTTTTTTCAAAGCTTAAAAATTCCTGATAAGCTTGTAAGGCTAAAGTATTCGTAACTTGTTTATTATGTTGCTCTTTCCAATCATTAAATAAGTAAGTTGCAACAAATGCAGCAAAGAACGCACCACATGCTCCAAGTATTGAGCCAAAAGCAGAGATATCATCTGCAGACGAATTTAAGAAATTATTCATTGTGCAATATGTAAGAAGTGCAATTGCATAAGCAACTACACCCCACAATAAAACTAATGTTAAATTTACTTTTTTGCTTTTCATTAATTGCCAACAGTTCCTAAGATTGGAATCATTTGAGGACCCGTCATCCGGGCCTTACTAATAATCTCGACGAGTTCATCATAAGTTAAATTTAAAAAATCTTCTTTTTAATTAGTTTATTAATGTATTCCAGTGATTGGTATTTTGGTAGGAAGATAAAACTATTCTAAATCTTCATCCGTTACGTAAATATAAGGTACAAAATAAGGAACCTCATTTATATACATAAAGAAACCATTAGCTATATTTTTCTCATTTTGTAACCTTTCAATTATGCTTTCACTACTTTGGGTAGGAGTAGATAGGATATCCGCCATTCCTTTATAATTTTCAGGGTTATATAAATAGACTAATCCATTAGTATCTTGATAAAGCTGCTCTAGTCCAGAAATATTACCAAGACGCTTAATCAATAATTCTTTACTTGAAATTTGTTCTTTACATTCTGAATATACTTTTTTAATAAATTCTTGTTTCAAGCAAAATTGTTTGCTTGGGTCATCTTTATGTTTCCATCTTCTAACACCTTTTACTCTTAATCCATCTACAATTAGTCCAATATCAGAATATTGGCTTATATCAAATACCTCGACCTTTCTTGTACTACATAGGGAAATTAATCTTGATGTAAATTCAAATAAAGAATCCTCCTTGAAATGCAGACCAATCGTTGTGCATTCATCCGTTATCTCATTAGAATGTAGTCTGTCTTTTAAGCCTTCTCTAAATAAAATTAACCCCTGATTTAAAACACAAATCATATTAGGCCATACAGAAGCAGGGTTCTTAGAGCACCATTCTCTTAGGTTTTCTTCGAGGGAATCAAGACTATTACCTCCAAGATCATACGCAAAGATCACCCCAAAAGGCGGTGTATTGCCATATGTGACTGTGGAAGTTGGCCCTAGTTTTTTAGAAATAAAAGAAGGTGAATGTATTTGTTTTAAAGATTTGATATTTTCTAAGCCTTCATTAAGTTTTTGTTTACTTAACTTTGATTTTATTTCAATAATTCCGTAAATAGTTTCAATTGGATAGATCTGAATACTATCTGATGCTTGAAATATAATACTCTTGTTGTTGTCATAGACAATTAAATCTGTTTGCTTTGAAGTTTGGCTATATGAACTAATGATTTCTCCATTTCCTAATTTATATTGTTTAGGAAGTTTGCCATTTTCTAAAAAATTTTTTAAAGCATCTTCTCTATAATCACCTTTAACACCATGATGATTAAATTCAGCAGAAATATTAAATTCAGCCATCATTTTTTGACTTATCAAATTGAAGATTTTTTTGATTTCCATAGATTTTCTCGATATTGCTGGGATAGAGAATAGAGTTTTTAAAATTTTAAGTAATTCTTTAATATTAAATTAGTTATTAATAGT